CATCTTCAAATTCAAGTTTATGAGTCTTAAATTCCTCTGTTAAGATAATTGGACTTTGTGCAAACGTTGTCCATGTAGCACCTTGATCGATAGAGTAGCGAACATTTATTGCATTATCGACACCTGGTCGTCTTTGTTTTGAGCAGTTGATACTGATCTCAACAGGTCTGAAAAATTGAATTTGTGTGCCATCTTGAATAACTATATCACGTGTCTCATACTTACAAGATATAGATTCAGTATCATCTACTCCTGAAAGTTCATCAAGAATCATTACCTTCGCATCGCCTGTAATAAAAACAGGTAATGGATAATCACTTCTGAATGACGCATCCCCACATGCCCATTCGGAATAAATTGCATCATCACAACCAATAGATAATGGATCAGCGGCAATGACGTGAATCGTTGTTTCTGTCCATTTAGGCGTATCAGGTGGAGTAGGTGCTAAATCATCAGCAAAAACTCCTGAAGTATGTTTCTCCGCTGCAACATAAAATTTAGTATTAGCTGCTAAAACAAAATCACCTATTTCATAATCAATCCCTGTTTCCCAAAGTGTATAATTATTAAATAAAATACCATTGCATCTATAATCAACTTGACTATCATATATCGAAAAATCTCTGACACCATGCGTAAATCTTCCTTCTTCCCACGCAGGTGGATTCATGTTCATATTCAATGAAAAATATGATGTTCCATATTCATCTGTACTGTCGCCTTCAGCTCTTGCGTAAAAACAATAAAGACGATTTGAATTTCTATTAAAAGAAAAAATACAGGAATACAATTTATCAAAAGCAAGTCTATCAGTTAGTGCTGATCCAAGAATATCTCCTGCATTTTGTAATTCTGATCCACCACCATAAAGATATATCTTTTGATCTGTACCAAGAAAGAAATGATAAAGTGAAAAATCCCAAAGCGCTTTTTCAGCAAGAAGTCCTATTTCATTTATAGCTTCATCAAATCTATAAATGAAATCACCACCAATATAAGACTGAATTGCAATACCGTTATCAGAATAAATTATTCGCTGATTCCTTAAAGGTTTAACTCTCATAACACGACCTTTAAGTGCAGCAATAAAGACTTCACCGTGTGTACCAGAACTCCATGGATAGTCACCATTCGAATCAGCACCTGTTACTCGTCCAAGCGCTGTCCATCTAACGCTTCTTGAATATGCTTTAGTTGTAGTATAGTTGTAGAAAAGCATATGATCATAATGCGAGTCAACTTCCTTTGCGTACTGGAAATCCTCAAATTCATCTGTATCTGGATCAAACTCAACAAAGCGATCTGAGCCTGTATAATATAATGGTAGATCAATTCCATTTGTAACTACGAGTGCTATGATACTCGGCCAAGCACTTGCCATGTCAGCAACAACAGCCCATGAAAAACGATTTGTTTTGTCTCCAGTAAAAGGTCGTGCTTCAGAATCAACTAAAGGATTTATCACATCCCACACATTCGTATCACTATTATATTCTCGCACATACTTATCAGTAAAAGCTAATATATGAGCAACACCCGAACCATCAACAAAATTCACAAGCTCCATGCCAACTTCATCAGAACCAAAAGAATTTCCAAGCTGACGATAACCGAGACGCTTGAGAATCTTTGTGTTCTTAATGTAAAAGTTATGCAGAGACAAAGCCTGAAACTCTCCAAGATGCGCAGGATGATCTCGAAGATTCAAGCCTTGAATTGGAGGAGGGAGGATTTTATATTGCATTATACTAATTTCCAGATTTCTATTTCAGCATAAACTTCAGTACCAAGATTTCCAGCATAACCCCACCCATAAGTTGCTCTTACAGCATTAGAACAATGTTGAAGTTCAAGGGTGGTCTCTTGATCCAAAACAACAAAGGCATTTAATGTACTTTTGGATTGACAAACTGTAGTAACGCCATATAGCCAGCCAAACTCAGCCGGACCATACTGTTCAATAGAAGTTCCTGAAACAGATTTAATTCTTAATTGATGTGTTGCTGGCGAAGTAGCAGAGCAAAAACAAGGGGCAGAAGCCATCATTCGGTATGTCCCTGCGGGCAGCGTGATTCGGTTTGCCGCCAACGATGCACCGTTAATACTATTGTATTTTTCCGTGTTTAATGTGCGCGCCGTAAATGTCGCCGTAGATGCCCCACCTGCTGTTCCCGATGCTTGTTCTTCTCTGACATAAAACCACCCCTTTATGCGATCATCCACATACTTCTTATTGACTATATCTTCATCTGCATCAGGTGCAGCATCGGAAGCTAATTTCGACCCATCTCCAAGCGTCGCAATCCCTGTTACATCAAGAGTTCCTCCAATCGTAGTATCTCCATCAATCGCTGTATCTCCGTCCTCCGCTGCAACAGTAAATTTATCTGTACCAATAGCAAAATTTTCTGCGAGATTCAAACCATCCATCGCATTTATCATAGTTTCGATAGTCGTATCCCAGTCCGTACCATCATGTATGTGCATCAAATAATCATCATCACTATCGAACCAGATTCTACCAGCATCATCAGCTCCTAAATTTGTACTTGTATCTGGACGCTTAGTGGGTGCAGCATCTTGCACATACGCCTTTGCACTTCCAGATTTATGCTCAGCGCCAGTGATTGCTGCAAGTGTCCCAGCAACAGTCGCATGTTCTCTTTGAATCAGATCTTTAAGAACAATCTGAACATCTCTAAACCATTGAGGAATGTCCCCAATCTTCAAAGCATCAACAGGTTTTGCTATATCAAAATCAGCCATCTAAAAACTCCTTGATTTTCAAAGTTTGAAAATCTAACAAGGTCTATACCATGTACGTCCGTCATCAGTTATAAACACAGGCTTATTATCGCTGCTACGAGATACATCCATAAAGCTATTTTCTTGTGCGTATTCATCTTTATCAGCTTTCACTGCATGATAGAACTCCCCACCTCGCCAATCGCCAAAATCAAATCCTACTGCACGATTCATCCATGCACCGAAGTTTTCTTTATCTTCGATACTTAGAAACACATGCGCAGTAACATAATTCACAACAAATGTATCAAGCACCTTGATCGGACATTCTGTTTCGTCTGATGCAAAAGTAGGATAGTAAGAATACGTGACTTTGATTGTATATGCTTCATCAAATCCACGATCAAAGACCAAATTTATACCTTGTTTCTCTACAAATTCAGGGCGACCGTTTCCAAGATTTGCACGTGATCCCGCATGCTTGGAAAACCACCACGTTGGTTTTAGAGTCACAAGCGTAGAAACATTTTCACTATCCAGCAATTCAATACTAATGATATTAACAAGGGTGTTGGGAAGCGTAGACATTGAGTAACTCAGCGTCCCAACAACCCCTGTTAACTCAGAAGTAGCACGCGACGAACCGAAAGGATGTCTCCGAACAGCTTCATTCAAAGCCAGGTCACAAAGAGTCTCGATCAAAGAATCCTTGTTCAGCTTACCGGTATAACCCTGAACAAGAGATTTAATTTGTGCGCGTGTAAGTGCCATTTGTTTATCCTGCAATTTTTACAAAAGTTGATGCTGCTGTACACACATAAACGTCAAGCGATGCAAGCGCATCATCGCCTGCCGGTGCGTGCAGAATTAAATCACCAATTTTCATCTCTGTAGGCTTCGTGCCTGCGGGAGTATCTTCTTTAGAAAACCATAGATGATCACGCAACTCACCTATGTTACGATTTCCAAGTTTCTGCAGAATAAGTCGAAACACTTTTTCTTTGTTACAATCATTTGTCATATTAACAGCCATTTTTACTACTCCTAAACATGAGTTAATTTTAATATATCAGATGCTACTATTTCTTTTAGCTTCATACATGTACTCGGATATACAACATAAGGCTCGCCTATATGACCTACCTCAATTCCAGAATCAATTATGACTTTATGCCCAAGCTGTCTAACATTCATACAAAAATAAGTATCACCTCTAAATCGCGAAGTACCTTCATCAGCAAAACAAACATCATCATAAAAATAAGGTTTAACCAATTCAGCAAAAACACTCATATCAATTAGTGTACATCCAAAAGCACAAGAATCCACAAAATAAAATCCTGTATTTGGTTTAATATCAACTTTATGCCATCCTTCATCTTTAACGTAACCAATTACATCTAACTCTCCTCTACGACGACAAATCAAACCACTTGCAACTTTCGCATGTTCCATTAAAGCAATTAACCTAAACAACATATCTATTGGCACTATATGATCAGTATCTAAAAACAGAATGTAATCACAGTTAAGACCAAGCGCTTTATCAATAATAAGATTACGCGCTTCAGCAATTTTAACATTTTTTGTCGTAATTAAAAACAACTCATATTGATTTGTCAAACCAGCAATAAAATTTAAATGATTTACATAAGCACCAAAATCTACATTATTTGTTCCATGAATTGCAATCGCAATTTTTTTCATAAGCAATCTCCAAAATGTGGTAAGGTCAACTAAATGACCTTACCACATATTTAGGTAATGAAATTAAACACCTGCACAAACTAACACTTTAGCAGTTGTTGTCGATCCAGTAGCAACTGTATCAACAGCTTCAAGAGCCAGTGCATGAGCCTTATAGACTGGAGCTGTTCCTGCAGCTGTCGACCTCACAAGATGCGTGATACCATTCGCAGGAATCAAAGCATTACCAAGAGCAATTGCCGTTGTCACAGGCGCGTCAACTTTGGCTGTGGCATAATAACCATTAATCAAAACCCAGCCATACGAACCTGCAGATATTGCCGCCATTGCAATACCTGCGTATAACATCAAATCTGCAGATACAGGTTTCAAAACGATTGTGCGTAACGATGCTCCAGCATTACTCATATCGTAGCACACAGAATCACCAGCCGCAAGAGCAGCAGATGCTTCACCATTCTTAACCCAGCGATAAACATTACCCTCAATGTCTTTACGAACAGTACCAACACCTTCGACATCAGTACTTTCAACATCCGTCAGCTTAGTCTCAAACAGCTTCTTTTCCGGTTTTGGAAAATCTAAACTCATAGCTCATTCATCCTTTCTCGTGACTACGCCTTCGTAGTCCCGTTGTAGTCGAGCAAGCCATGTCGACGAGGTTGAGAATCGATTAATTGCATAGCGCTGATAATGTATGCAACACGCTCAAGCTGCGAAGGTGTCGTGAACCACTCCGTCATATCGAAGAAGTAATTCGGATCATAGACCAGCTCGATGTAGTCAAGATTCAAAAAGAACATCTTGTCAGTATCATCAAGCACAGCTGTCCACGTCATTGGCTTGCCTTTGAACGTCGTGGACTCAAATCCCAGATCACCAGCAGTCTTGTTGAAACCAGTCCGAACAATCTGCGTCTTATCCATCAATTCCTCTTCATAGTACTCGTAGAGTTCTTGATCGCAGATTAGGAAATTCGGCGCAGAAATGTTTGCTGAGATCGTGTTGTAGAACGTGTTCATCGTATCACGCAGCGTGGTCTCAGCATTTGCACCTGCCTGATTCTTGGCCTGCCACCAACTATTTGTTCGATTGATGTTTCCGAACAAACCTGTTGCAGACGACGATGCGTAATCAGTCGCACCAACTGTTCCTTTACTAAATACGCCAGCTTTCGGCATACCTGTTGTACGAGCAGTCGTACTAACAACCGGAACAATATCAAACAACCCATTCATCTGGTCATCAAATGCAGCTGCCCAGCAGAACAGATTTTCTTCCAGATCTTGAACCATATCTTCACGAGCACCATTCAATCTCGTGGTAACATAGTCCTTGATCTTACTCGGACCAGAATTTTTCTGGTCATCAATTAAAGTACGATTTACATCAATGGCGACATACTTCCAGTCCCACATTGCCATCGTCTCACGTTTTTCAACACCCTGTCGAAGAGTAGTACCCTTCGCGATGTTCTGGCTCGACTTCGTGCCGTATTTGATGGTTCGAGTAATATACTCGCCACCAACCTGTGGAGTCAAACAATTGTGTTCGCGGAGTGCCAGCCACATTACTGTAGCGTCCAAGATATTGTCAATCGCTTCTTCACGAATTTCATACCAAGTATGAACAAAGCGATCATCAATAGTCTGGGCCGCTGTGGGGAGAGTGGGTAATGTAGTGCTCATAGCGAAATCCCTAACACAAAAGTTCCGTTACATTAAACAACATACGATTTCTAATCAACGTGAAAAATCCTGTTTTCGCGAGGCTTTGTCGAAAGCGCTGCTCAGCGCTAAACGGAAGTTGCGATAATTCGAGGGAGGCGCTTGATGCCCCGCGTCTCGTTCATCGCCTTCCGCAGATCTACGAGATGCGATATCACGCATTCGTGTCGGAACAGCAGTCGGTCGTTCATATTCAGTCTCACTTATATCAGGCGCAAGTCCACGCTTCTTAGCTTTGATCAATAAATAAGCATCTTCAAGACTTAAATTGCTCGTTTGTGCAGTCTTAAAGGCTTCTTGTGCATAATTATTAAAATCAGGATACTTAGTACTCATGACCTGAGCACCAGTATTTCTTGCCTGATCAATAATCGCAGCTTTGATTTTTTCTTGTGTAGATTCGAACTCTTTGAATCGAGCATCGATATTCTTAGATGCTTCAGTCACGGTCGTCTTCAAAGCTGTCGAAACATAATCTTCAATCGAATCCGCAAGAATATCCATCAACTTAGAATTTGGCAAGTGATCTAAATCTTCAGGTGTTGCTGCTCTCGAATCACTTATTCCAAACATATCCTTCATCGACTTCTTCTTAACAGGTTCTTTTGGCTCATCATCAACAGTTCCAATCTTCACTGGTTTGCCTTCCTGTTTCGCTCGCAAAAGAGCAGCGAAGTCTGGATCACTTAGCACATCAGCACGAATCTTTTGTTCTTCAGCTAATTGTGCCTGCAGAGCTTCGAGTTGAGACTGCAGCTGCTCTGGCGTCTGACTCTCTTTGTTTTGAGGTTTCTGTTCCTGTGACATCTGATTTTACCCTTTCAGCTATTTTTAATTTTCTTACATATTGACGATACTTAACTTTAATTGTTGTGAATACTCGATTTATCATTCTCGGCGTTATTTGAAATGGTGATGTAAAATTTACATCTGCATACTGTCTTTTAGCATCCCAAGTAACTTCAAAAATAACTGCTGGTTTTACATCTTCACTCATAAAAGTGCTCCGAGTTCAACGTTATGTTTTCTTTCATACTCTCGCATTTGTCTCTTCGACGTAAAATGCACAGGTTTTTCTTCGACATTAGTAAGTGTAATTCCAAATTCAGGAAATCCACTTTGCACACCAGTAGGCACTTGCTTAATCATAAACTTACCGCAACATTGTGGAAGATCATCGTGCATAGAACACAAATGATCAATTTCAACTTTTCCACATTCAGAACAAACTAAATCATACATTGGCATTTGAAGGTCTCCGATTAGGATTAACACCACTACCCATTGTCGGCTTCGCTTCAGATCGCGCTTGACCTACACCACCCGCCGCAGATGCCCCTTGTGGAAGTGCAGGATTACCGCCCTGACCTTGACCAAAGAAGCCATCAAAAGATGGATCATTGACTGCAGCAAGAATATGTCTTTCAACCTCTTGTAGATTTATATTCGGAAACTGAGCAAAGAACTGCATCATCTGCATTGCCTGCATCATTCTTTGTGGTTTCGAAAGCGCGCTTCGTGTATGCAGGGCAGTCTTAAACCCAAACTCTCCTTTGATCTGTGTACCTGTAAATGAGTACCAATCTTGATCAACAAGAATTGACCTCGGCGTTGTCCAATAAGACTGCACAATCATCAAAGCCTTTCTTGCGACTTCACGATAAATCCATTTAACAACATCTTCTTTTTTGGTAAAACGTGATGCTGCACCTTGCTGAACGGCCATAGCTTCAGTCGCTGTTCGACGACTCGATGTATCAAATTCGCCCATTTGATTTCTGGAAAAGCCCATAGCATCGCGAGCATTTTTTCTAATGATCTCTGATTCCACTAATAACGAATTATTATCAACATGTGGAAACGGCATAAAGACGTTTCGAAGATCGCGAACATTTTTCTTGACCTTCGCAACAGCACCAACATCACCACTCATTAACTTTGCTTCCTCTGCAGCATCCATTGAATCTTCAAGCATAAGAAATTTTGCAACATTGATTCGACGTTGCTTTCCTACTTGAAGATGCAAATCATATTGATCCGCCTGATGCTGTCCAAGATAATAAGCAAGAGGTGGTGACCAAAAACTGCGAGGATTTCGCACAAAAGTCGATGATACAAAAGGAAAGCCGTTGATGGCTTTCATCAAAGCATGCGGTGCATTTCGTAAAAACTTATCATGATTAAAACAAACACAATATACTTTTTGATGAATTCTATCATGTATTTCCCATACTTCATTGAAGAGCAAATTTCCTGTTGCTCGATACATGCTATACGACGATTGTGTTCTATTTCGATAGCTCTTATGTCCCGCAGAATAAGAACTCATAAAATCACGCATCGACATCTGAGGTTCGAATCGTGATGTATTTTTATATTTTGGATCTTTCTTAAAATAACTATTTTCACGAATAATTCTATGTGCAACCCAAGGCAGATCATCAATATTTGGTCCTGATCCCCAAGGCACTACAAAATCATAAGGATGCACAACTGAGTTCCATGGCATACCTGCACGGATATTTTTATACTCAATCATATTTCCTTGTTTATCAAACTGAGTCTGAGACATGCCAAGCGGTTGCTCGTATGTTCCAAGATCGTATTCTGGATCCCAGCCAAACTCACTATCATATCCAAGTTTAACAATTGCTCGAGAACACAAGTAAGCATTTGTCAGTGCATCTTCAACAGACGCTTTTGTATTCATTGCATCAGGCTGTAATAAATTATTTACAAGTCTTTCAGCAATGTTACATGTCTGAACACTTTGAACAGTTTTTGCTTCAAGCGTTATTTCAGGATCAGGAACAATCAAAGAAGATAAAAGAGAATCTCCCTCAGACCAAATCAAATTCGGTCCAATTGCAGCATTTGATTTTGGATCATTGTAAAAACACTCTTCAAGAACCTGCCAAGTCACTTCTTGACCAAACTGTTCTCGATATTCAAGAGCATCTTCAATTTCATCCAGCCATTCTTTAGGTGTTAATTCCATATTTATTTATACGCTCACAAGAATTTTATGTTCGATTTTGGATATAAAATATCTTTAATTAAATAACAAAGGCCGATCACGTTTCACGTGCAATATCTTATCATTAAAATGGCGATCACTATAATTTCCAATTCCAATAAGAGGAGAAAGTTTTGAGTTCTTTTGATTATTTTGAATCATATCAATTAAATACGAAGCAGAATTTTCTTGATAAGTTCTTTTATAAGTAGCCTTTACAACATCAACATTATCATTCCAAAAAGATATGTGCGTTGAAAGAGTATCGATAATATCATCATGCCTGCCATAAGGAAACTGCATTAACTCATTTTCAAGTTCTACATGATTCGTTTTTATAAAAATTCTATTGTTTGCAAAAAATGGCTGCAGACCTCTGATACGCTCAGATTTTGAATTTGAATATGATCTGATTTCATCGACAGGAAAAAACACATTAAGTTTTCTTTGCTTCTGTTCAAGCCAATAACAAAGAGTTCTCTGATAGCCAATTGCCTCCACACGAACACTCAATGGTTTATATATACGATAATGTGTGAATATCTTATCAATAGTTTCTCCTGGGTCAAAGCGTCTCCGATCGTACTCCATTACATAAATATGACCATTCTTAGGATTAAGACCTGTTGTAAGAATAACAGTGAAGTCTGGATCAGACGAACTGGTCTCTTTCGCACTTGCAAGATCAACACTTGTGCAATAT